ATTCTAACTTTGGAAATTCCACATATCTTCCGATTCCTCGCTCATAATTCAATGCTACCGTAGGAATATTTGTGGATAAAATTTCAAGAGCGCTGTATTTCATCGGTGTGTGTTCCCACGCCTCCGGAAGATTTCCGGGATACAAAATACTTTCTCCACACGCCCATTTTTCTTTATACGGACACCAACGTGGCAAGCCCCTTTGCTTGTAAACATTCCATTCGTAATCTACGCTGGTTGGCTTTCCATTGGGAAATGTATAAATTGCTCTGCTTAGTTCGTGGCTCCACTCTTCCAATCTGGGTTTTTGGTTTGCCCCTCCGAGGTATGTATCATTTCTCACTATCCTGCAAGTAGAAAAATATCTCAAAGCAAATCCTTCCGGCGTCGGATCCACATAGACAAACCATCTCTCATCCTTGGTTTGTGCCGCCAGCTTTCCTCGCGCCTTGAAAGTAACTCTGCTTCCACAGAACGGACACTTGCCTTTTTCGTTGTTTCTCAACCTTACGTCCGCTCTTTTGACTGTTCCCACGGTTCCGCAATGAGTACACTCACATTCTGCCTGTCCAGATTTCACTTCTTTGTAGATAACATACCGCGAGAAGCTCATCCCGGTTTCCCATACCCAATCAAAAAATGCTTTAGGTGGTTCTTTGAATGGTTCCATTGCGGCATCAATTTTCTTAAGCTCCTTATCGTGCTTTTCTTTCAATTTTCTCTCCATGACGGCGTTCTGAAAGTTTCTAACCGATTCCCATGGATATGGATACGGATGGTACCAATAGTAGCGGTCGTGCTTTTCCGTCTCATACCGTTTGAAAAAATCGCCGATAATTTTCTGCTCCTCGTTTGTGCGAATAAGAACCTTGTCCTCGCTTTCAGATTGCTTGGTCTTGGAGTTCCAATGTGATTCAATCAGACTAAATCCGTCCATGTTGTAAAAAGAAGCTGTGAGCCATTTTACCTTTGACTGCTTTAAGTCCTGTGTGATATAATCATCCTCCGACAGGAATGTCCTAAATACTGCGTCTGTTTTTCCTTTTTTGAGCTTCGACACCTCATAGAAATTCAGAAGCAGTATTTTATTTTCTTCAATTAGCCTTGCAGTTACGATATGTCTTATGCTTCCGAGCCGATTGGCTATATCCAGCATATCTGCAGTGGCTTCATCTCTTGGTATTGCAGATAACCTTCTCTTGTCCATAAACAGCCTCCTACAATCCCATCATAGAAAACAGATCCATCTGACCTTCCATGTCTTTACTGTTTTTCTTAGGTTTTTCAGCAGGAGCCGGCTTGGATTTGGTTTCTTTCTTATCACTTGCCTTAGGAGCGGATGCAGCTTCATTACCCTTAGCCGCTTTTCTCTTTTCCATTCCTTCGATGCGTTTCTTCTGGTCCTCTTTCTGCTTTTTCTCACGTTCAGCCTTTTCTTTGGCCTTCTTTTCTTCCTCGGCTTTATCGTCCCGGTGGTAATAATCTTCTGCCCACTCATAGACAACATCATCACGCACGGCGCAGCTACTTCCTTTGGCGGTTTTGCGTGCCGATTCATAAATGAAACTGAAGCACTTATCCCAAGTCTTATGTTTCTGACATACATCCTCAGCAAGCCCATTGTCTTCAGCTATCCTCTTGAGCAAATGTCCGATTACAGGTTCTGCAAACGCTTTATCCTTAGCCTTGCTTAATTCTTCCTTTAACTTTTCCTTTGCTCTCTCTCGGAAAGACTTATTGCTTTCTTCAACTGTCGATATAGCCTCCGGCTCTTCGTCGGTATGTCCCGGAACAGCTTCTATTTCCGCTTGTTTTGCATCCAACGTCGCTGCTTCTGTTGCTTTTTCAACATCTGTAATTTCCACTTCAACTCCCGGTACCACTTCCACGGTTGCTGTGTTATTAGTGTTTTCTGCCATCGCATGTATCCTCCTTAAAATCAAAATGTATGTATTGGCGGTCCTTAAACTCCGTGTAGACCAGCTCAATATTTATAGGTTCGTAAAAATGCTCGTATCTATCGCACGTTATATAATGGCCGAGCAAACCATTCTCATCGTACTTAATGCCGATGAGCCGCGACTTCTTTCTCTTTTGAAGCTGCTCTTTGAATAACGCATCAGGAATTTCCAAGATAAACCTTTCAAAATTCCATTTTCCGACACTGTAACTCTCCAAAACGGTTGAGCCATCTTTGGTACGTGCCACATACCCTCTGAAAACCTCTGGTTCGCTACAAAAGCTTCCATCCATACCGCATTCAGCTTCAATCATCTGCAGCATTCTTCCAGTCTTTCCGAATACTCTTGTGTTGTTGGTCCACTCCAAAAATCTTGTTTCCGGATAAAATTCTCCCAACTTACAGGGCATATACCATCTCATCTGTTCCCTCCTTCTCAAAATCAAAGAAGAAAAAGTGCTCTCCCTCTCTGACCTTTGGTGCTTCTATTACCGCCGGTTCGTCATTCATAATTCTTCCGAGCCCTAAAGCAGCCCTTATCCTTCGTGCCATCCAAATATCCCTAAAATAGAATGGTGTGTACCAAAACTCTTGGTCTTCCTTTTCGATTGGGGCTATAACAGAACCGATTACCGGATTGGTTATGGTATTTGCTATCGCCACATATCCAGGGCAACCCAAAAGGGATAACTGTATGTAGCACATCTGACCAACTACTCTATCAATATCCTGCCCTACGAAGAGAACATCTCGCTGGTAATTGATTTTGTGTCTTTTGAATGTATTAGCAGCTGCTATAAGTGTCGCTCCCGCTCCGCATGCCGGGTCGTTTACCGAGAGATAACTTTTCCGCTCGATTTCCGTTTCGATTCCCGGTCCGATATTTATCTCTGCCATGCACCGGCAAACGCAGTAAGGTGTAAAGAACTGACCTTTCCAATGGTTTCCGAGTTCCAGCTGCATATACATCTGACCAAGGAAGTCCTGTTCTGGCTCATTCTCCAAAGCCATAACGATAATTCCCATAAGTTTCGCAGGTAACTCTACCGATCCGAGCCTCTTTATGCACTGCTCATATTCTTTTTCTCTTGCTTCGTATCTTCCCGGTGTTTTATCCACGGCATTGCTGAGAGTACAAGCGATTGCTGAAATAACATCAGCCCACACTTGCCAAGAGCTCCGGCTGTAACACAGCTGCTTAAAAACTTCCATGAACTCTTTTTCTGTTCCTTGCAGAACCTCACTCTGCTTTGCCACCTAAAATCCTCCTTCTTGCTTCCTCGAACATCCGACTTCTCTGAGCCATCTGCTCTTCGGTTAATGTTTCTCTTATGTCAGCCGGCCTCGTCTGTTCCTCTATCTGTGGCACAGTCTTTGATTCGATAGCCGGTATGAAGTGTTCCTGTATCTGCAGCTTCTGTTGAGCCACAAACTCTGGTAATTGCATGTTGTTTTGTATAGCCTTAGCCTTTGCTTCGTAAGCTTCTCGGAAATTGGCTCTATCAGCTGTTGGATTTTCACTCTGGCACAATCTCGACCACCCAAGATTTTTTACCACTGACAATGTCAACTCATCCATGGTCGCAAATGCTTCCTGCGGATTGTAGAATCCATAAGACCTCATTGCACTCTGAACAACTCCCCAAGCCTCATCAAACGGAAGCACGGGCCTCTGTGTCCTTTCCGCACACAGCTTTCTAATCTCTGCTATGTTTGGTGGGAATACATTCGTGCATATATGCTCTGCAATAGCATTTTCAGCCACTTTGTAATTGACATCCTGTAACATCCGGTACCAGAAATCCATTGATGCGGTATCTTCCAAAATCTTCGAAGCCGGATACGCTGATTTAATGGCTATGGCCAGTGTAGCGAATTCGTTCTTAGTCATTGGCCCACATCCTTGCTCCAGCTGCAAATTGCTCTACTTTCGAGCCGCTGTTCTGATTTGTCGTGCCATTGTACCCCGGCGTTCCACCTTTGTTCTGCTCTTTTGACAACCAAGAATTGATAAATCTCTTAATCCCGCTCGCAGTCTTACGCTTCTTGGGATTTGCGTCACACCAACCCTTCATGTTCCTAAGCTCCTGCATAACATTAACTGCAGGATATAGTTCCATCCAAGCATTGATATCACTTTGTGTTATGGGGTATTCTTCCCCGGTGTTAAGGAGCAATGATATTACCGGTGGTTCGGTTTGAACAATCGGTTTTGGTGGTGCCGGTGGCTGTTTTGGCGGCTCCGAAGCTTTTTGCTCGGAGCAAATATCCGAATAGGATTCCGATTTGGATTTGGATTCGGATTGTATTGGATTACGGGAACAATCGCATTCACTTGAATACATTTGTATGCAGGTTTCATCAAATGGCGGGTACTTGCTCTTTTTAGCTCTGATATTCTGATGTTGCTCCCAAGTTGCCAATTGCAGGTACGGTCTTCCTTGCGCCTCATACGCTCGAACCAAGCCTACCGCCGATAACTTATAAAGAGCCTTTTCAACATCTTTCTCTGTGATATCCTTTAGAGGAAAACAGCTATTCTTTACGAATTTTAGTCGCCCGTCATATCTTCCGTAATCGTCACACTTGACTATAAGTCTGTAAAACAACACCTCTTCGAACCAGGATAAGGAATCAATCTCTTCACTGCTACAAATACTCTCTTTCAATATCCTGTTAGGCATTTGTATCCTCCTTATTCCTTGGAGGGTGCTGCAACACCCTCCACATATTCTTTTTAATAAACAACCTTGCTTCCGCTTTCGGTTTTCACAACATCAAGGCTCTGTGGGAATCTTGCCTTCATTGTAGGATCATGCGTTATGGCCATAATTTTCAAATCAGGATATCTGTTCTGAATGGTTTCCAACGCATCACAGTAAGCCTGTATTCCTTCGCCATCCAAGAAAGGCGGCTCATCGATAAACAGCATTCCCAGCTGAATACCTGCAGATGATGATTTGACCTCTGCCAATGCAAGAATGACAGATAACGAAGCTCTTACTTTTTCTCCACCGGATTTGGAAAGGTACGGTAATACCGATTTTCCATATTCTTCGATGTAGATATCCAATGCTGTGATTTCTTTTCCGTTCTTCTGCATTCTCTCAAGCTGGAATTCGATTCCGGCACGTCCTCCGGTCATCTGA